CTTCCACTTTACGGGCTTCGCACGGCCAACGACATACGCGGTGTTGTCAGCCATGATTCCCCCACGGCGAAAGTCAATCTTCATCCCTAAACGAGCTGGCGAATCGGAAATCCACTCATATTGGCTTCCGGTTGTTGCCTGAACCCCGTTTGCAGTCGTCTGTGTCGTAGCTGCGGTCGTGACAGTCTTCTTTGCGCCAGCAGTTTTGCGTTTGGCCAGAACATCGTCCACGGCTCGCTTGGCGGCTCCGGGAATGATCTTCTTATGCTCGGATTCGACCGTCATCGCATAAGCAGTCTTGTTTTTCGCCTTGAGCAAGCTCTTAATCTTCTGCTGGTAAGCTTGATTGACTGCGACACGCGCATTGATCTCCTGCCGGATGGCCGATTGGATAGTAGAGACTTCCGAGGGAGTAAAACGGGTCTTCGGAGCAATCTTTTGCACTTCAGCAACCGCAAATGACTCCGACCGAGGTCTAACCTCACGCAACCACTCATCGTGGAGGACATTCAGCTCGCGTGATTCGATGCTGACCGCAGGATCCGCTGTAGCAGCAGCCTGCTGTCCAGCTTTAATCTCGACTTTCCGCTTTGCCGCGGCATCAATGTCTGAAACCACGCCCTTGATAGCCTTGAATGCATCGATTACCACTTTCAGGCCAGCATCTTCCGAGTCTGCCGGTAAAACTCGCTCCAGGAGAGCCAACTGAAGAGGAATCTGAGCATTATTCAGGAATCCGGAAACGGATTTGCAGATATAGGTCGAGAATCCATCGGGATTCTGTTCCGCATAAACATCCATGGCCTCTGGGATAAGCTTCTGGAAGCTTTGCGAGTTGGCCTCAACCATCATGTTGATGACCTTTTTATCTCCCGCTTGAAACGCATTGTCGTAATCGCGCCAGAATCCTCTTTCCGCCAAGGTATTCGAGATTACGTCTTCGATCGGCGTCGAGCCAGCAACATATTCGGGATCTTCTGGATTGTCGTCAAGTTGCGAGATGAGCTGCAGGCGTTCTGATACCTTCGCAATGCCATCGGGAAGGCGCTTATTGGCGTCCTCCATGAAGTGCAGAGCCTTCTTGACCTGCCGATGAAGATCGGGGGCATCCTTCAGTCGTTCTTTGACCTGCTTCCAGGTTGAGGCTGCTGAAGTGGGCTCAGCCGATTCGCTTTGCTGGCCTTCGACTTCTGTTTCGGCTCCCGGTTCCGAGCTTTCGACTTCGGCTTCTGCTTCGTCCAGTTCGACTTCTGTTTCCACGCCAAGATCCATTACCTCATCGGCCATAAATTCTCCTTAAACTGTGGCTGTTCCGCTTGTGCCGGGGGAAGCTGCTTTCTTCTGTACCGAACTCTGCGCTTCCGGTGCCGCTTCCTTGATGCCAGCCTGCGCATTCATAGCTTGCTTCCCGGCTGGATCTTCGTCCTTATAATTGATAGCTTCGCTCGGAGGCTTCATCTGCTGCGCCTGCGCTGCTGCGGCTTGCTGCTGCGCCATGAACTGATCGTGAATCGCTTTATGAAGCCGCACATTCTGGATTCCTAGCTTGGCCTGCTCCAATGCCTGCTCCGGAGGCATTCCTTCTTCGGGCTGGGCCACATTCATCCTAAGCCAGCAATCCTCGCTCGAAAGATATTCCTGACACTTGGCTGACTCCCACTGGTGGTAATCATCGGCTTCCGGCATAAGAGAGGGCTGCGGTTGCGGAGGCGCGAAGGGCGGTGCAGGCATTCCCTGTGACTCAGCCTGAATCGTTTGCTGTGCGTGCTGCAGCGTATACTCCGCGATCTGCTGAGGCGTGGGGATAATCGGCGCTTCCTGAAGCAGAATCTCCAGCTCCCTAGACTGCTTCTTGAACGCCATTGCCGGGATGAAGACCAGATCCGGATTGCCGTTAAGCTCGAAGAACTCTTCCCAGTTGTCAGGCGACTGAAAGAGCGTCTGGCCAACCGGACTCCCTGCGGCCATCTTAATCAGGTCAGCAAGGTTAGCTCTCTTCGCTGCGGTGGTCTCAGGGAAGGTAGAATCCGATACGTGAGCATGGAACTTGCCTTTCTTAAGGCGCTCCATCTTCACCGTAATCTTCGATCCGTCCTTAGCGACAATCGCAATCTCGGTCCCATGATCTGGATTCTTCGACGCCAGGCGAGCGGCTTTCTCTGCGATCCCCGCAAAGAGAATCTGCATATAAGCCCACGCCGGACCAAGCATTCCCATAGCTTGGGAGCGATCCATCGCCTGCCCGCTGGCTGTCTGCGATGCTTTAGCCTGTCCCTGTAGCACAGGCAGCGCTCCAGTAATGTCCTGAGACACCGTCCCGCGCAATTCCTCGATCGCCGCATCGAATCCCTCAGGAGGGGCGGCTGGAGCTTCCCTGAAGACAACCTGCTTCCCAATCTCCTGATCCGGAGGACCTTCCTTCAGAAGGATGTAGTCATTCGGACGCGAGCGCTGATCTGATATGGTTTGGTAATCTTCGTCGCTGCCGCGGAAGTAAGTTACCGACCAGCCCGTTTCGTAATTCTCCCGCTTGGCGTTCATGTAATCGTTGTAAGCATCCTGAACGACTTTCATGGGCTCCATCAGGGCGCCGCCGGTCATGCCATCACGTTCTAAAGGAAAGACGATATCGATTGCATCATCAGGGCATTCGTTCCAGCTCTCGGAGTAGGTCTTGCCTATCCACTTCACATGGCAGCCATCAGGGAAAAGCTGAAGGAACTTGTCGCGGTAGGTCTTTACGTCTTCATCATCTGGACCGGCACCGGGATATGCCTCATCAAACAATCCATCCTGAAACACTTCCGGCCGCAGGAACCCGTTTAGCTCCGTGGTCAGATAGTTCAAAGCAAGCCCGGTTAGGAAAAACCCCTTCTTGGCTTGCTTCACTCCGATGCGAGCAAAGCGATTCCAGTCTGACTCTCCGATTGATGGCTCGCCGGGAGTGATCTTGGTCCTGATCCAATCATTCTGCGCCTTTAGCGTCAGAGCATTTTTGTCATCAAAGAGAAAGCAATATGGAGCTTCCTGCCAGCATCGGCAGACGATAGGAACCTTGGACTCCATGGTCCCGTAAACATCTGCAGTTTCCATGGAGCGAGCTTCGCCTTCGTCATTCTCACCAAAGCGGGATCTAGACTTAACCGTCTTGGTCCATGACACGACACGGCCAGACATACCCATCAGGTAAGAAGCTCGCTTCTGAATGCGGACAATCTGACCTCCCTTTTCCGCCTGATCGAATAGCTCCCAAAATCCCTCTGCAGTCTCGGCAGCCTCTATGGATTCTGATTCCTGAGGGTGGTCAGGTGCGAAACCTACGCCGGGGGGATTTTGCGTTAAGACAGCATCCAATGAACGCCATCGGGATCTGAAAATATTGTAAGCGCCCATGAACGTGGGACATTGAACGTTTTGACCGTTGCCGATATCGACGTATCCTCCAGCTGTTCCAACCTGATAGACACCCGTTGACCAGTTGGGGTATACGTGCTGAATTCCATCGTAGTAGAAGCGCAGGATTCGGTCGACAAGGACTTCAACTCGTCTATCATACATCTCCTGATCTTGGAGCTTACGGACGATAGCTTCCAGTTTGTTCTTCAGGTCGTCAGGAAGATCGCGGTTGTTCTCGCCATAGGTTGGCGGATCGTCCTGCTGGGGGACAGAATCCGGTGAGACCTCATCCGCGAAGTCTCCGTCCTGTTCGGGCAATGTGATGCTAGATGCGATAACGGTCACCCATGATCTGCCGTCCGAATTCTCTCTGCTCGTACTTCCTCAAGCCCTCATCTACGGACTGAGCACGCTCAATGATGGCCCTGATTGCCTTGTCTAGCATCTGGCAACAAACTCCTTCACCGGGCTCTACACGCGAATAGCAATAGGGGCAGTCAATCGGAAGCTCACGATTAGCCTGCCAAATCTGCTCGCACTGGCTCTGCACGTACTCGAGCTTTTCTTCGGAAGTTTTCATCGGCTGTAAAGTTTTCCGCGGGCCTTTGCCTTGATCTTGTTCGCTTCCGATGCCGAGATGTTGCCTGCGTGCTCACTCCGAGTCGCCCCGGAGATCGCCAGTCGCGCATGGTTTGTATCTTGGATAGGGAATGATCTTCCCGGCCCAGCAAAGGAGCTTTTCGGCATCCTCTTGCGGTCGGCAGCGTACAGCTTAGCCATAGAGCTTTCCTTTCTTCTCCGGCAATCCCTTGCGCGGCGTCGATGCGAACTCCGAGAGCTTCTTCTTGCCCATCTTCAGCAAGCCCCGGTTCCTCTTGTAGAGTTTGCCGGGGCTTTTTTCTGCGATCGCCATTACTTCTTGCTGCGCTTTGGAGGTGCTGGGCATAGGATTACAGATTGACTACCGTATACAGCAATTTGACCTTGAGAACGCCGGTTCCTGTGGCAAACACGGCTGTTGCATTGTTGATGTAAATCCCTTGATTGAGATACAAGCTAGCTACCGTGGATCCAAGCTGGGCACCTGCTACGGTCTGAACTTGGGTTACGGTCGGACCCGTCAAAAACGCTGCCAATGGAGCAGTCATTGCCGAAGTCGTTACGGCAGAACCGTAGCCAACTCCAAGAACTCCGCCGCCCGTCCAGGCAGTTCCACCATTCTCGTTTATGAAGATTCCTTGCTGGATGATATAGAACGCATTCGCTCCCGGAGGAGGAAGCAATTCCACTGGCGTGGTGAACATGGTATTAACCTGTGCCGCGGTCAGCGTCAGGGTAGCTCCATCTTCCGGGGTGCCATTGCGCAAATCCTCAACTGCGGTATTGGCTACTGCTACCGACGCCTCAAACATCGCCTGAGTGCCGCCCAGCTTGGTCCATGCCCCATCAACTACAACCAAGCCGCCTCCCATAGCCGCCACAGCGTTCAAGGCTTCCTGAAGGCCTACCGTGCCACTGCGAACCATATCGCCAGCCATATGCGAATTGGAGAATGTCGCCGTGATCATGATGTTGCCCAGCGTATCGATCGATACCGCACTCGGGGTCACCGTCTCTGCAGCTGAACCTTGACCAACCGTAATCGGGGTGTTGGTCGTAGGAACGCAGGATGCCAGGTTAGGATTGACCGACTTCTGCGGCTGACACGTAAGGGTGTAAGCCCCGGTCCCAGTTGATCCTGCGAGTACCAGCAATCCGGCTGGTGCGGTGCTGTTGATACCGTATGCGTAGGCGTTTGCAGACGTACGTCCTGCAAAAGTCGAGATAATGGCCATTGGTGACGCTCCTTTGCCGGTCTTTTCCGGCTGTCAGGTTGAGACTGTTTTATCCGGTCGCCCTTTCGAACGCGTCCCTAACCACCGGCTCCATTGCCAAACTTTACATGCCGCCCATTACTGGGCCTTCGTCTTCCTGACCGCCGCTGTCCTGCATCGGCTCCTGACCTTCTTCGCCAAGAAACTTCGACAGCGCGCCCTTGGGATCTTCTTCGCCATGGTCTTCATGCTGGCCATCTTCGTGGATCGAGTGCGAATGTGCGCTCATGCCGTCGTGGTGGACAACGTGATGCTTGTCACCGCCAGTGATCTTGTGGCCTACATGAGCCAACGCCGCGAGGTGATCGGGGTGCTCTTCCTTGGAGCCGTCAGGATGCTGCGTGTGGAATGAGCCGTCTCCATGATCGTGGATCTCATGAACTCCGGCGTCTCCGCCTTCCATTGAATCGGCCTTATTGCCGGGCTCTTTGCCTTCCATCGGCTTTGGCGTGTATGCAGGCTTCTCGCCCTTGCGCATCTTGCCCAATCCATCAAACCCGTCACGTGCCATTAACCGACCTCACTCTCGGGCTGTTTGCCCCATACCGTTTCAGTAATTTGACGCACCTGAGCCGCTGACTTCGCTTTAATGGTTGAAGTATCAGCCTTTTGTACGGGCGGCGTCAAAGAAATTTTGCGAAGACGCTGGATTTCCTCTTCCAATCGGACATTGCGCTCATGCGCTCTATCCAATTCAGATCTCCAATAAGCCTGAGACGAGGTGCGGGCATCGATCATTGTCCGGGTGATAGCCACCTGATGGCGCCAGAGAATAGCCACAACTATGACAGCAGCCGAGAGTGCGATGATTATTGACGTGCAGCCCATGGAGAGCCTTTCTTTGGAGTATTCTGGTGCTTCCACTTCGCCATCAAAACCGACTTCGCGGTCATATCCGCCTTCGGACTCAACGACTCATAGTATTCCTGCGCTCTAATCTCAAGAGGAGCCGTCAACTGAGCTCTGAGCATAGACTTTACAAGATAACGTAGCATGTCGCCATCATCATCTGCATCCGTGGGCGTCTTTAGTACATCCTCTGCCCTGCCTGGGTGCTTCGTGTCCCGGATAAGCATCGGAATCGATTGAATCAGGTTCTCGCAGTCAGCCGAGATGAGAAGCATAGGCGTCTTGACCGAATACCCGCCGCCTTCGTCGTCCCAATCATCGTCTTCGCGCGTTGGGCTCATGCATCCGGCGAGAACATCACAGGTCTTCTTCATCATGGCGTAGAGAAGGCGCCAGCCACCAATCCGATTGTTATCGGCCTGCTCACAATAGGGAAGTCCATTACGACGCAGCTCATCGGCAATGCGCTCTGATACCGAATGACCGCTGGAATTCTTCTCCCATGCGTCCACGCCAAGGAAGTACCGCTGCACACGTCTTTTCTCGTGTTCAGCCATGCTGCCAGCGCACTTGCGAACTAACGCAGTCTCTTCCGAGCCAGATTCTGCGTGTGTACGATAAACCACAACCACATCAACGCTGTCTTGAATGGTTCGTCCAAATACACTCTCAAACAATTTCGGAGGTACCCTGCCGCTGGCCGCCCAGCCTATGGAGGCATTGTGAAAAACTCCGGGATCGTGGGCCATCCACCGCGGCCACCAATTCTGGATCAGAAGCTCTTCTTGGGATCTGGTGAGGATGATTCGGGATTCGTCCCAGACTCCTGCAAAGTATTGGCCAGCGAAAGAGTCAAAGCTGCCAAGTAGGTGTCCAGCCCTAAGACTAGGCGGCAACGCATTAAGCTTTCTCCCCTCTGCCGTTCTGTAGATGAATAAATGAAATCGGCAGCAAAAGAATTCGGGTCCATTTCCTTCGGCTCCATACGCACACTGCTCACCTTTCTTCAGTCCATCCGGAATCGCATAGAATTCCTTGGGGCTAATCCCAAGTGACTCAAACCAAACATAGTTGTCCCATCCAAACAGGTGAACGAACTTGAAATCCTCGGGGTTTTCATTGTCCTTGAACTTTCCCTGAGCAAAGACTCGGCGCAGAAACTCTGTCCCCACCCCGCCAGGATTGAAGAACAAGCCCGTCTTACACTCGCCCATCGGAGCGCCAGGCCAACGGTTACAGGTTTTGATGGTCAGCAGCTCCTGCTCAGAGAACTGCTCTGCTTGGTCCACCATAATGTCATAGAATTCCGGACCCCAGAACTTCTGATCCACTTCCTGCTGGTTCTCGGCAAACATGAAATGGATCTCTGAGCCATTCGGCAGGGTGAACTTCTTCTTGCCTTCATGCCAGTATTCCCGCAGCTCAGGGAACTCTAGGAAATAGCGCTGTACGTGATTACGCTCAAGATCAGGCCATGTCCTGCGGATGATGACGCCATGCGTTCTCGGCCGGTTCTGCCTGCGATCGAGCATGATGCGCCTTAGTCCACCAGACTTGCCTCCGGCTCTCGATCCACCGCCTCCAATCCACGTCGCGGCACCAGGACCAGCCCTGTAGAACATCTGGCCGATTGTCAGTTGCTTTGGCTGGAAGACAAGCTCGATCTGCTTCAATTGGCAAGCTCTTTGACTAAACAGGCTTTCTTCAGTTCATTGATTGATTCGTCGTCCTTGCCGGATATCTTTCCCTCGCTGGGATGAAGGAACTTCCACCCACATACGCAACAGGCATATGTGCATCCATCGTAGAAATCGTGCGCATCATCTCTCCAGACTGTCTTCTGTCCGCAACCCACGCAATAAAGTTCAGGCTCGTGAGTCCATACCGCTCTATACGGCTTACGGGTAACGACTGTATCGCTCATGCCTTGCAGCCTCTCTGATGCATTCCGTTCAGCGCTCCACAGGACGTACAGGACTTTAGTTCGAGACGATGGTATCGAACTGCTTCTTTGCTGGCGGGAGCGGTAGGAGTTGAACCTACAGTTGCGGGTTTGGAGTCCGCTGGTTTGCCATTAACCGACGCTCCCGTATCGAGCTTCCCAATGCAATACTCTCGCAAGGTCAATCTCATCGAAGCTGCCTCCGCCTTTATGTGAGCCATCACATCATCAGGGAAATTGCGGATATTCAAATCAGCCATGTAACAAGTGTAACAGATGTTACCGGCTGACGATGAGGCTTCCGCTAGTTGGAGGTGTGCCGAATGTGAAGCGCAGCCACCCACCAGACAGGTTGTAAGCCAGTGTGGTCCCAGCGGGCACAACGCATCCTGACAGGTTCTCGTAGGTAGCACCGGCACCCGCAGCAGTAGGGTCTTGTGGCGCTGTCTGCCCCTGGGCCTGTTGGTTGGTGGAGTTGGTAATCATCACTGTGCAGCCTGTCTGATTAGGCTGGGGACCGATCGCTATCTGCTGGGTAGTCGTTATTCCTGAGTCAGTTGCAGCGTTATTCACGAGAGCTTCATGATTGCCTGGGTAAAGCGCTAGAAGCTGGACCGGCTGAGGACTTGTGATGTAGCTAGGCATTGCTAATCCTTTGATTCCAAAATGGATTTCGATACGAAGTTCAGTCCCACCTCGCCACTGTGCTCCTGCTCAATCTTGTCTCGCCAGTCTTCCTTGCGCCTGTTCTTCAGCCAGAAGATGCAGGCTGTCGTGTCGGGCACTACGAACTCGCGGTATGGCACAAGAACTGGATCGCCCTCTTTATCGAGGAAGACCTTTAGGGCATCATGCTCGAACCCTGTGGCGCGTTGATAGAGGGAGCGAATCACTCTTTCATCGGCGTGCTCTTTGCCAAGCTTTAAGGCCTGAGAGAATTCCGGATGGTCATTTTTCCACTTGTAGATAGTCCGGACGCTAACTCCAAATGAGTCAGCAAGTTCCATATCAGTCGCGCCATGTTGTGCCCGTTCGAACGCTTCCTGCACATATTTGATCTTGTAATCAGTTGGGCGACCGGCTGGCATTTGGTGTGAGTTTACCTTGACTTGGCGATGTTGTGCCAGTTGTTTATTGGACCCACAGCGGAATCGTAGCTGATATCGAATAGCAGCAGCCCTCTGGAGAGTCGCTTGTGATGCTTCCAGAGCTTGTCGGCCGCTAATGTGTAAGCTGTTGCCGTACCTAGGGAATAGGTCAGCATTAGCGGTGTAGACTTGGCAATGAATTGAGGCAAGGACTTCTCTACCAGGCATTTGCATGGATCTGTGAGCGCTTGGCGGGTCGAGATCGCATCGAGAAGCCTTGCAGTGAATTCGCCAGCGACCAATGAGCGGTTCAGCCTATTGGCAAGGAATGGCTGCGTTACAGGTCGAGCAGGCGCTGCAGTGATGATGGGAGATTCGGGAAGATCCTCGCAATTGGCCAATGTCACCGCGAAGACGCTCAGGATTAGAATTGCTGCTGCTTTCCAGTTCATTGGATTTCCTCTTTCTTAGGTGTGTGCACGCACTTCAACGGCCTGAATTCGTTCACCGATCCAACGCATCACCGGGACAGCCATGCTGTTGCCGAGAGCCTTGTAGCGCGGCCCGTCTGCCGTCTTGGCGCTGGTCTTTGTGTAGTCGTCGGGGAAGCCTTGAAGGCGCTCGCACTCGCGGGGAGTGAGTCTGCGGACGGCCATATGCTGCCGGATGTAAGTCTGCTGCTTCATCCCGGGCTCGGCCGCCAACGCCCCCGCATACGGCATTTCTCGAAGTTCATCCCGAGTGTTCTGCGCAAATGCGACCGCGCCAACGCCAATTCCGCCACGGCCTCCGCGCGTATCTCCAGTTCGTTCGAAGCCTCGGCCACTTGCTCCAATGCACGGCGCAAGGTCGTGGGTAAATCCTTGCCCCGCTTCTCGGCGCGGCGCAGGATGCCCCGACAGGCTGTGGCGCTCAAAAAGTACCGCTGCGGCACGTCGCCAGTCTCCAAAATGTCCGACAACGAAGACGCGACGCCGCCGCTGTGGTACTCCGAAGAATTGAGCGTCAAGAATTCGGTAGGCGAACCCATACCCGAGTTGCCCCAGCAGTCCGAGAAACAATCCAAACGCCCGTCCTCCGTCGATCGACAGGACGCCGGGGACGTTCTCCCATACCAGCCATCTGGACCGGACTCTCTCAGCAAGTCGAGCGAATTCGATGGTGAGCTGACCACGAGCGCCGTCCATTCCTGCTCGGAGACCGGCGACCGAGAAATCTTGGCAAGGTGTTCCTCCGACCAAAATGTCGACTGCTCCATACTCATCCCCGCGAATCTTTGTAAAGTCCCCAGCATTCGGGGTGTTTGGGTAGTGGTGGCGCAGAACTGCAGAGGGAAAATTTTCAATCTCGGCGTAGGCTGCGGCTTTCCATCCGAGCGAACCCCATGCCACCGTCGCGGCTGATATTCCAGTGCAGACGTCGATGTAGCTCAGATTATCGGGATGTAAACGTTCGATCATCTTTCCTCCAGACACACGCGCATTCCCCCTGGGGTTTGCAGGTTTTGCGACGTTGTAGGTACTTCCCAAGCCCAGAACCCCTAAAGCTTTGATTTCTCATCTTTGTGCTTTAATTCGAACCGGCGTTTTAATTCAAAATACATGTCCCACGCCCAGGGCTTATCTTTCATATCGTCTGGCACTTGTGCTCTAAGCTTCATTTCATCACGCCGATCATCTCTGGCAATTGCTTCGATATATTCATTCATCTGGTTCATCTTTATTCTCCTTTAAAAGCCTAATGCTTGATTCCAGAGGGCTTGAGCACAGAAAACCAGGGGGTACCATGGTCTTCTGGCGAGTGGAGACAGTATGCTGTCATCCGTCGGGTCTCGCTTTGGCATGGTAAGGATCAGACCCATAAGACTCCCGCAGAAGCCTCCCCCAGGTCACGATGTGATCCAGCCCCATGCAGCTCAGGGCACCGGCATATCCTCTCTCGGGTACTACCCGATTGAGCGCAATGCAACGGCCGCGGCGCACAACTGCATCGGGAGTTTTCTAGCCGAATTTTTCGGGGAAATATCCATAAACAGTGACCGAGACACTTGAATAATATCAGTGAATTTAGTATTGTCAAGACGCGGGGTGGTGGCCGAGACACCCCAGCCCTCAAAGGGCAGCCCCGCACAGTCTTCCTCCTGGAAGCAAGGCAGCTTAAAGGGCACCCCATAGCGAGGTGCCCTTCTTTTTACTTCCCACTTTTTGTCAAGCTGTCAAAATCCCCCTGTTTTAGGTAATAATCCACCGCTTTCCTAATAATCACCGCGATCGGCACTCCTGTCTCCTCTTTGTACTTCTGCAGCTTAACTACCGTCTGCGCCTGGACCCGTACGTTCCTGCCTTCCATATAGTTCTCCTTTTAATCTTTAGGTGTGCGTATGCACTTGGCTATTTCAAATGGATTCTTCCGGCATCTAGTAAAGCAAAATAAATATCTAGAGCGAACATCAGAGTTTCGCCGTTATCTCCATCGCCACCAAATTTTAGACACATAGAATCCCCGAAAACATCAAAATCGATTTGCCCTATTGCCCTTGCGATACTTTCTGATCTTGGATCATGATCGATGCCTTTCTCCCATCTGTGTAGCTCAATGCCTGAATAATCCATATATCTTCCTCTCCTTTTGGACTACACATAGACATTAGCATGGTTATTTGTGGATATCTAATATTTATTTACATCTAGGCACCACGCTTGACTATGTTCATAGTGCTATGTATCCTATGGTCAATGCTCCCCCAAGGAGATGGAGAAAATGAACAACACAGAAACCAGCATCGTTCCCGCAGATCGTTCCGATTTAGACCCCATGGAAACCATTGCCCATGAATCATGGTGGAATGAGCTCAGTGGTGCCGAGCAAGATACCCTGCGCGATTCCTCCTTCAATCTCTTGCATGCCCGTCAGTCCTACGTCGAATCCAAGCTCGCCATGGGTAAAGCCCTGTTCACCGTTCAGAAGATACTTGAGCCCCGCGGCTGGTTTGGTGCCTACCTCATCCCATTCAAGTTCTCGATCAGGACCGCATACCGCCGCATCGCCCTATACCGTAACGCCGCACAGTTCATCTCAGACGTGATCCTGTACGAAGCCATCAACATGGGCATAGAGATCGCTGGAGACAGCGAGGATGCCCCTCTAGGGCTCTACACGGAGGCAGCCAAGACCAATCCACCTCCGGAGCACCCCACGCCTGAAGCGGCCAGGGAATGGCTCTACAAGTTGGAGTCTTCTACCAGGATGCCAAAGAAGCAACCGGCCAAGGTAATCTCACAGATGCCCACGGTGGATATAGAGGAGCTGAGCAAGGGGGCCTATCTGCATCTGCGGCGGCCGATAGCGCAGCTGGCCAAAGAGAGACAGATGGAATTCCTAATTCGCGTGGGCGGCATGATTATGACGGAGTTTGACGTGACCGGGAAATTGCTGATAAAGCCCGTGGAGATCCCTGATGGATGGGAGAGGAAACGAGGCAGGCCTAAACGTGCAGCGTAGACACTAAAAAGCCCCCGATATTTTTGGGGGCTTTGCTTTTGATCTTTATTTGTTAATTTGAGGTGCGTGCACACACTTAGCTATGGCTTCCATGGATTCCTCATCTCGGCTAACGAGCGGGTCAAATCCATTGATAGCCGACGTATCTGGCCAGAAGTTTTATTCCCAGCGATCTCCCAGTCCATCACTTCGTCATCAGCAAGTAGTTCTCTTGCCAGCTTAGAAAATCGCTCCGCTAGGATCATTGCTTCTGCTACCTTGCAAGCTCTCAAAAGCTTCTCCTCTCTCCCTCGACCTGAACCAAGCTAAACAATTCAGCCAGACATTGAGGGCATTTAATCGGTGCTGGCGCCGTAGGGTTGCCGAGGCGTGGAGTAAGCCAGCATCAGCGGGTGATAGGGGTTGCCGGTTTTGGACTTGCCCAGGCATTCAATCCGAAGTTCAGGCCAGCCTCTGCGGATATCGTTGAATGTCGCCAAAGGATGAAAGCCACCCTTTACGAGCTTGCGAATTACCGATTCGCACCCCCATGCAGCAATGAGGAGATCGGAGCTCTTGACGACATCGGCGATAACATGGGCACCGTCAAAGCCTAGAGGGTTCGCCGCTTTCAACAGCTGCATCGGGTCGGTGGATCGCAGGGGAAAGAGATTCACGACCTCGATTCCGGCATACCCCCATGTCCGCGCAAAGCCCATGCACTTACGGATAGTTGGATCATCCTCGTAGGCGTCGGCGGTCGAAGGGTTCATCATCATCCAGACCACGCGCGGGCCATCGTCCCACCACCGGCTTAGGCGATAGCGATAACTCCCGCATTCGGAGATAACTGCAGAGCGCTGGATCACGCCCACCTCCGCTGCTTCTGCACCCCGGCCAACTGCATCATCCGCTCGATACGCTCGGTGCTGAAGTCCAGAACCCCAAAGTCTTCGCCGCGTAGCTTCTTGCGCCGCATCGAATCGCGAAGCATCTGATCCTCGCGACACATCTTGCAACGAAGTCCTTTACCTCCCCGCTTGGGTCGTTTACTCCACATCAGAAGCTCCTTTTCTCCTCGACCTGAACCAAGCTAAACAACTCAGCCAAGCATTGAGGGCATTTAATCGGTGCTGGCGCCTTCGTTCTCCATGCAATCTCCTGCTGACAGTATGGACAGGTTACGAAGATGTAGCGGGGTATGTCGTCGGGGATCATTACAGCTTCCTAAACATGAATTCCCGTTTATACCCCAAAGCTTCCGCCAAGGTCTCACTGACGTTGCGCCGACGCTTCAGCACATCGCAGAGGAACTGCGGAGCTACGCCCAGGCGCTCAGCCACTTCCTTCTGGGAACTCTTATCCACCAAGCGCCTAATCCCTTCCACGAGCTGATCTTCAGTCATCATGGAAAATAGCCTACCATGACTACTCAAAAAAACAAATCAATTTTTAAGTTGACAGGTTTTCCGGACCGGGGTAGAGTTGTGTTCGTTGGAGGGATTTATGAAGCTCATGGCTGAATTAGTGATATCTGTGGTGATCTTCGGGATCTTCGCTGTCGCTATTGCTATCCTCTGTATTGCCGAGGAGGAGGAATGGTAGATGGATGGATATTCCGCGAAGACGAACTTAGGAGCCAGATGAGTACTATCCTCTGGCGTGACACCATGGTCCCGGCGATTGCATATGATATGCCGGTCAACGAAGAGGATTGCTGCTGCGCTGAGGCAGAGCTGATTGTATTCATGCGCGGATGGATATGTAAGGAAAGGTGGGATGCGTGAGAATCCCTCTCGTACCAGCCAAGAGCAGCGCCCAGCAGATGTTGGAGATTAGCCAGATGGCTGATTATCTGGCTTCGGGACTGGCCAACAAGGAGATGAACTTCGTACAGCACGACTCCTACCGGCGCATCATCTACCTGCGGTTGATCGCATTTCATCTTGACAGGAAAGAGGACGCCAATGATTCAGGACTTCAAGCCAATCTGCGGTAGGACTCCTCGGGTCAGCGTAGGAGCTATCAGGGGCATGATTGCCTGTCTCATAGGCGAGCTTGCCATCGTTATGAGCCTTTGGTTTTGCCATGAGGTTTGGATTTCTTACATCAGTAAATGAGGTGTACAGCAATGGAAAACGATGACCGCGAAGAACTGATTCCTTGGTCAAAATCAGAGATGCATGATGCTTGGATAAATTCGACAGAGCTTGCCAAAAAGCAACTTCATGAATGCGCTCGTCTAAGGAAGGTGAGAAATGAGCTTCAGGATTGCCTGAAAGCTGCAATTCTACTGGCAGAGTGCGGAGAGATTCCGGCCGCAGTAACGGTTCAAAAATGGGCTAATTTGCTCAGTAAGTAGAGGAGATTCATATGTTTGATGGACGTTGCTATGATTTGGCGGAAATATTCCTAGAAGGCACCTGCAACACCGAGAAAAACAAATATCGGCTTGCTCAAGCAATCCAAGATGCCATCGAGGATGAACTTAAGGATATTGATACGGAAACTGCGAAAACGAAGCCAGAATAATCAGGTGCGCACACGCACTTGGATGTGATACAACCTACTACACTCCCGAAAGGCTTATGCGATGAAAGCTCTAGCAAAGAAGATGATCTCCGCCGTCAACGATATCGACGCGGTGACCAAGGCAGGGAAGAATAAAGCCCAGGACTACAACTACGTCCGGGCTGCAGACGTAGCCAATGAGGTCCGCAAAGTGCTGGTCAAGCATGGCATCGGATTCCTCTATTCAGGATCGAATATCACCAACCGCAGTGTGGATCGCATCAAGGAAGGCGTAGTGGTTGGCTCGATGAACTATGCCGATGTAGAAGTAGACATAACCTTCACAGACGCCGAGAGCGGTGAGAGCGCTACGGTAAAGAGCTATGGATGCGGGCAGGATACCGGAGAGAAGGCCGTTTACAAGGCCATGACCGGAGCCTTGAAGTATGCTCTCCGCATGAACTTCCTCATCCCCGACGAGAGCGATCCCGAGAATGACAGCGATGAGAAGCCCATGCCGCCGATTCCAACCAACTCCCATAAGCCCGAAGACGAGAGCCAGGATCATCCTAAGCCAGGATCGCTGGATGCACAGGGCAAGGATGCCGTATCCGAGGGCAAGGCAAGGCGCTTCTGGGCCATCGCCAAGAGCACAGGCAAGCATGACGAGGAGATCAAGTCTGCACTAGGGGCAGCCGGTCTCAGCGATATCAAAAACTGCCCGTGGAAAGGTGATACATACGAGCGCTTGGTAGAGTGGGCAGGCACGCGATGAAGGTAGCGACGCTTACGCAGGGTACCGAGGAATGGCTCAGGGCGCGTCTCGGCCGGATAACAGCTTCAGGGATGGCCGATGTGCTACGCAAAGACCCAGCCGCGAAGACAAGAGTAAAGTACATGGCCCAGCTAGCGGAGGAGAGAATAACCGGCATGCTGGCCAACGGTATCACCACACATGCAATGGAAACCTCTTCGGCGTTCGAGAAGCATGCTCGCCGGGCCTATGAGCTCTACACGGACACTCAGATAGATGAGTATGGATTCGTGATTCATCCGACTATGGACTTCGCCGGATGCTCGCCTGACGGAGTGGTCGGAATCGAAGGCGGGATCGAAATCAAATGCTGCCAGTCTGCGGTTCACTTGGCATGGCAGAAGAAGGGCAAAGTGCCGACCGAGCATGAGCCTCAGATGGTATGGAACATGGCTTGTTGTGAGGCTGTTTGGTGGGACTTCGTTTCGTATGACCCGCTAGCTCCGGAAGACCAAAGGCTGTTCATATCTCGCCTGCATCGAGATGAGAAGCGCATTGAATTTCTTGAGGCCGCGGTAAGGCAGTTTAACGAAGAAGTAGAGGAAGTCATTGCCAGGATGCGTGGCACTGACCGACTGAAGGAACAAATCAAATCTTCACTGGAGATAGCATGAGCACCTTACGAGACACCATACAGCGCACGGAATATTGTATTTCCTGCAAGCAGCAAGCGTATCTGATAGACGACGGCTGGTACACCAACACCTGCGTAAAGATCGATGACGAAGGCGATTACCTGGCTGGCGAAGATCCTCTGGCAGGCGCCGCCGATACTCCAATGGGCTTCGTGTGTTCCACGTCCTGCCGCGCGCAAGCGATGTATGACGAAGCCGACAAGGACGACAAGGAGATGCTGGTCAAGGTGCTCGATGCCTGCCGGGTGCTCTCTGAGTACAGAGGTATAGCTAACAGCCTGTTGCGAAAGAAGATGGGTGAGCAGTTCGACAGCGCGGACGAGTTCATAGAACTGACCTCCGAAGCGCCTTGGACAAATCGATCGTCACGGGTGCAGACGCTGGAGGATGCCATCCATCTCGCCTTGGTTCACCTAGAGTATCGAGCGCTTTTCCATGCCACCTTCAACGTCAAAGCCTTCAGCGACCACACCTTCGACAAGCGCGGGTGCAGCAAGGAGTACTTGGCGGGCGAATGGTGGGAAGTGGCTGCGAGCATCGGCAGCGTGATGCTTAACCTCAAGGCGGCGGATGGCCGCCAATGAGACACTGCATAACCTGCAATGCCAAGATCCCCATAGACGAATACTTCTGCTCAGAGAGCTGCTTCGAAGAGTGGGAGCAGGAATCGCACCGGACGCCAGGTTACACGATTCTAGATGTTGAGTCGCAGCCCAGCACGAAGCGCACCAAGAAGCCCTTTGTACCGATGGCTGTTGATTACGACCTATTGCCGTTCTGATCTATGGATATTCTCGAGCAGGCACGTCAATCAAGGGGAGTCTATAGCTATGCCGAGGTTTCGAAAAGGCCAAAGTTAAAGGCGATTAAACTGGCGCAATGTCCATGGTGCCTATGCAATGATGATCGCAATATCCTTCTGGAAGGAATGGTTACCTGCGAGCCGTGTGGCCATTTGAAGTATCACTGCCAATGCCGTACAGAGTGGTGGCGTAATGGCAGGCCGAAGAAGTCTAAAGAGAAGAAACTAAAGCTCACGGCTCCGAAGCCTTCGAAGCGCAAGAAAAAAGGAACATTGGTAATAGCCGATGATCAGCAAGCGCGGGACTGGGCACAGGAAGACAAGCTCAAGGCTGGACATGTTCACATGTTCATGGGACAAGAAGAACTGAAGCGGTTGCAGGCAACTGAGTGGGATCCAAACGGATATCACGGAGAGTGGTGAAACGATGAAATTTCGGTGGGGATCGCGTTGTGTAGAGTGCGGCAAAAGTATGTCGTCCGGACAGATGCAGATTTGCGAATATGGCGGACATTGCAGCCATCACGTACCCATGGCAATCATGGAAGAACTAGAAAAGATTCTTCGAGATGATGACCAGCTCACGATCCAAGATCAGTACGGAACGGTCGATATCAAATGACCCAAATCCGATTGCTGGCGGAAGTCAAGGAGTGCATCAGGGACCATCGGGTGATGAGGTATCTCCATGAATTCTCCGAGAACATGCCTTCCCGGGAACTGACCTTGAAGGACTGGGAAGTGTGCTTAGGTTTGGCGTGCAGGCTGGCGGATGAGTACAAGCCTCACCTGAGTCACGCACTGGACATTAGCTGGGCAAGGGTGAATGCCTGGACGATCTTGAATCCGGGAAAGCTATTCGAGAAAGAGGAAGCATGACCGCATTGGAGATCGTCTCAGCGAATCTCGTTGATATCATCTGCCTTCCAGACCCGGAAGCAGCAGAAGCGCTGGCCCAGAGAATGGCAGCCCTGGATCACATCAAGCTGGTCTACGATCGAACCTACAGCGACCGGGTAGTTATCATGAGGCTCTTCGAGACCAAGCAACTGTGGAAGCATCTCACCGACCCAGACACTGGCCTGCCCTTTCCCCACATGACAGCATTTATGTCGTGCTCCAAGCTGTTTGGATGCCGTCGGACTAACTTCGAAGCACTGGCGGACGCTAAACTGCTGTCGGACGTTCCAGCAGAGAAGCTTATCGATTTACCTAAGGGCAATATCAAGGTTCTGGCTCAGCTGTCTACGGCGGTGCGGAATGATCCCGGAATACTGGAAGCGGCAAAGGCTGGCCGGGAAGCTCTCGAAGGGAAACTGGAGAAGGAGCATCCCCAGCAGCACATCGAATCCCGTCGGCCGCTGCACCTTATGCCGGTCCGGAGCGACCGCAAGATCATCGACAAGTGGACAGCCAAGGCTATCGAAATGGGCATAGCAGGCAGCATCCTTGAGGCGATTGTCCGCGCTTGCGAGATGGCCATTGACCAAAGCGAGTTAGACGAGGAATTAGCTGGGATGCCGGTAGAAGAGGCAAAACAGTGAGGGAAGAGATTCGGGTTCGCTGTCCAGCCTGCCGTGCGGCGGTCGGGCAGATGTGCATCGCCTATATTCATGCCGCGAGCACGGTCAATCCGCGCCTCAAGCCTCCCGTGAAGATTCACAAGCAGAGGGTTACCCTGTATCGCAGAAAGTACGGTTCTCAATGCCAGTAGCCTACCCCAAGCCCAAGGACAGGCCCAGATCGCGCTTCTCCATCGCCGTGCGTGTGTGCCGAGACGGAAGGGAAATATGCAATCAGCAGATACAGGCAGGCAAGGCAGAGTACCGCTGGCGCACGCTGGACATGCTTGAACGGCAGGGAGGCCGGTGCTGCCTATGCCAGAAGCCTCTCCGTCCCGAGTTTGCGACCTTCGAGCATGAGCTAGGCAGAGGACTCGGCGGGGGACACAGGGACGACCGTA